GCTGATCCAAACAGAGCGTTAGAGTTTGATGCTTATTATGAAGCAAAGAAGGATGAAATTGCTGATGTGAACGCTAATCACGTTCTTAATTTTGCAGATGGTGGATTTACATTTGATAGACCGGTCACAATTAATCCAATGAGATCATTCTTGTATCATGTGCAAGGCGCAGAAACCTACACAAGATCAATTACTGGCCCAGCAACTATCACAGGAAATGACGGCCTTTACTTCTTAACACTTGAATTGAACAGTGTTTCTGGTATGACTCACGACACATACCTTGCCATTGGTGATATTTCAGCCACTGGTCTTACTACAACTAGCGAAGTAAAAAATGCTGAAAGACTGTCTCTTGCAGGTCTACACAAGATTCACTCGATTGATGTAGCAAATGATAAAGTTACCTTGAACGTGAACAGTATATTCTCTGATAAGTTTACATCTGCATCATCTACCGTTATCGGTCAACAAACTATTGGTAGTAGCAACACGGCGACAATTAACATCACTGGTTCACCCGAAGTCAAAAACATTCGAACAGTGTTTAGATTTGCAGGCTTCTCTGGTAATGAGTCTGGTGTGTTTGTCAAGAATGGCTCTGTTCTAAGTTTAAGTGACGTTGTTATTGAAGGTGGAACAGGAACAAACTCTTCAGGTCAAACAGATGAACTTCGTTATGGTTTGTATGCGAGTGATTCAGGAACTATTGCACTAGGCGAAAACGTTGGTGTTGTTGGATTCAAGTATGGTGTCGCAGCAGATAATGGTGGTGTTGTTAATGCACTTAACACCTTTATCTCTGGCTGCACGAACGCAGGTGTTCTATCAACAAACAATTCGACTGTGAAAGTTCGGGGTGCTGTTGTTAACGGTTGTGGTTCAGGTTTCTTGTCTGACACAAATGGACTGATCACAGATAGAGAACCGTTTGACAATGAAGGTGTCAGTTTAACTGCATCTGCATCTGACGCACTTTCATTCGCTGTTGGTAACAGAGTTGGTGTTGCAGCAACAAGACTTGGTAATATTTCTTTGAGTGCCATCTCTGCACTTAACGAACAAGACGGATTCAAAGCAACGCTTGATAGTAAACTTTTCGTTGAAGGTGGCGCTGCCCTTTTCAATGGTCCAACGTCTGGCACAAGCACATCACAATTCTTTGCAGGATTCAAAGCAATAAACTCGCACATCTCTCACCGTCACGAGGGATCGATTAGAGGAGCGTCTGCTCAAGGATTTACAAATGCGTTCAATGATACTGATTACTTCCTGAAAGCACATTCACTTTTAGATTTTAGTGGCTCAACAGGCTCTGGTGGTATTTCAGCAGACTCTACGAGTTCATCCTTTGAAGCAGGAGATATTAATGTATGATATTTTTCAAACATCTAGAAAACAAGATTGTAATTAATGATCAAGTCATTGATTTTGGTATATTTTTACATCTCGAACCAGATTACCAAAGACCAACGAAAGCGACATCAGTAACGTACATTCCTGGTCAGATGCATTCATGGAGTGATGGCACAGAGACCTTTGTGGTTGGAAAACAATGGGCCGAAGGAGACAGATATATCTCAAGACTTGATGAGTTTTTAGATCTTCAACGAGTAGAAGATGAAGATACTGCGGATACTGAAAAACTTGTGCAACGAGAAAAAGAAAAAAGACTTGAGTACACTAAAAAAAGAAGATCTGAATATCCAAAAGTAGAAGAGTTAGTCGTTGCTTTATGGGAACACATAGTTGAAAAAAAGAATCTTGATGATTCACATATCAAACAACTTCAAATACTTCGTGAAAAAATCAAGTCTGATTATCCAAAAGATCAAACAACAAAGAAGAAGAGAAGAAGAAAAGTAAATGGCAGAACCAACAAGCAGACAAGAACTAATTGAATATTGTTTAAGAAGGCTCGGCAAACCTGTTGTCGAGATTAATGTTGACGATGATCAATTGCAAGATCGAGCCGACGATGCTTTTCAGTATTTTGCTGAGTATCACTATGATGGTGTTGAGTTAGTGTATCTTAAACACCAATTGACCGCAGACGATATTACAAATGGCTACATCGATCTTACCTCTGATGGTGGTATCGATGCCTCTAATCTAATTGTAAGTGTGTCTAGAATATTCAGCATTCCTGGTCGAACCATCAACATGTTTGATATTCGTTATCAACTCGCACTAAACGATCTTTACACCATTGGTAGACTTGATCTTATTCACTACACGATGTATCAGCAATATATGAATCTTGTGCAGGACATATTGCAACCAGATAAAAGAATCAGATATCATACGGTAACAAACAGGCTTCATATCGATACAGATATGGATGAAAATTTCTCATCGGGAGATTACATTGTTATTGAGGCTTACAGAATATTAGATCCTGCGACATACACAGAAATTTTCAAACAAAGGCTACTCAAAGATTATCTTACAGCCAGTATTAAAAAACAATGGGGTCAAAATTTAATTAAGTTTGAGGGTGTTCAGTTGCCTGGTGGTGTTTCAATTAATGGTCGAGCGTTGTATGATGATGCGGTCCAAGAACTAGAAAAGATTCAAGAAGAAGCAGAACTAAGATTTGAACTACCTCCAGATTTCATAGTGGGTTAACATGGGCACCAATCACTTTTTTAATCATTTTAATAACACAGATGAACAACGCCTAATTGAAGATATTGTCGCAGAGATGATTAAATATGGTGGTGTAGATTGTTTCTACATGCCAAGAACATTTGTTGATATTGATAACATCTTTGGTGAGGATCTAATATCACAGTTTAACGATGCGTTTCCTCTTGAGTTATATGTTTCAAGTGTTGATGGTTTTGAAGGTGATGGAGACTTTATATCAAAGTTTGGGTTAGAGGTTCGAGACACAGTAAAACTTATACTATCAAAGTACAGGTTTAATCAAGAAACAGGTAAAGACAAACCACAAGAGGGTGATCTTATTTTCTTTCCTTTTAACGATGGAATTTTTGAGATTAAGTTTGTCGAGGATGAAATACCTTTTTATCAGTTCGGTCAAAACTATGTCTTTGAAATATCGTGCGAGTTGTTTACACCAAGTCAAGAAGACTTCGATACTGGCCTTGATGAAATTGATGACATCATCAACGAAGAGCAATTCAATCTTACACTTCTCCTAGACTCAACGACAGGCAATAACGTAGGATTCGAAAAGGGTCAGATTGTTTATCAGTTTCCTGCAGGCGGTGCCACTGGTGCTACAAGCACAGACTCAGCACAAGCAGAAATATTCTCTGTTCTAGGCACTGGAGCCACAACAACAGAACTTACTATTATAGATACTAAGGGTCTTTGGAAAGCAGGACTCAGCGGTGCGAGCATGTTCCATGTGGCAACTGTAGACAACACATCTTTCAGAGGTATTACAGGTATTGTAAGAAGCCTAGAAGTCACAGGAAATGGTAGTGCAATTACAGCAGATGCAGACAACCAGTTTATTGAGGAGTATGCGGATAGTTTTGTAGACTTTACAGATACTAATCCGTTCGGAACATTCTAATGTTTGGACAATCACAAGCCTTTTATCATAGCACTATACGAAAAGCAGTTGCCGGTTTTGGTACTCTGTTCAACGATATCTACATAAAAAGATTTAACGCTGATGGCACAGAAAAAGAAAGATTCAAGATACCTCTAGCGTATGCTGCAAAACAAAAGTTTATACAAAAACTTCGACCAACTACAGGCCAATTAAAGTTTTCTTTGCCCCGAATGGGTTTTGAAGTCAGTTCAATGACTTATGATCCTCTTAGAAAACTGAACACTCTTCAAAAGCGTGTGTCTTATGATAGCAACACGCAAATGAACTTTCGACATGAAAGAGTGCCTTACGATGTTGAATTTAATTTATACATCGCTGCAAACAATATTGACGATGGTTTGCAGATACTTGAACAAATACTACCTTTCTTCTCACCAGAGTTTACTTTGACGTTTAACTCTTTAGATGGTCTTGATGAAAAAACTGATTTACCAATTACACTCACCGGTGTTACATTCGAAGATAATTATGAGGGTGGTTTTGAAGAAGATAGACTGATTACCATATCTCTTTCGTTTTCTGCGAAAGTATTCCTCGCTGGCCCCGCTAAGAAATCTGAGGTCATTCGAACCGCGATTGTTGATATCAACGAGTTTAAAGATGAGTTTACAACCGCATCTGGTACCACACACTCAATACTTGAAAAAATCACTGTTGGACTTACGACTGGCATTACGTCAGGACTCGGACTCGAAGTTGGGGCAACAGCACCTTATGTTATTACTATAGAGAATTATCAAACTGATGGAATCACACAATAAAAATTTAAAAAATGCCCTTGATCTTCCAGATGACGTTGAATCAATACCAAAAGTTTTTGAAAGAAAAAAAACTGAGATTCAAAAGCATGTAGGTGAAAAGACTGAGAAAGATTACTTACAGGTTCGTGACAATCTTTTTGATCTTCTTGAGTCAAGCAAAGATGCAATCGAAGGTATTATGAGTGTCGCTATGGCTGGTGATCAACCAAGAGCGTATGAAGTTGTTGCTACGTTATTAAAGGTAACCTCTGATATCAACAAAGATATCATGGAGGTTCATCGAAAGATGAAAGAAACAACCAAAGAGAGTGAAACTAAAAACGTAACCAACAATGCTTTCTTTGTCGGCTCAACATCTGATTTAGCAAAAATGATTCAAGATCAGACAGATCAGGTAAAAAAAGTTTCAAGCAAGGTAAAAAAGAATGAAGCAGATTGAAAACTCTTATCTTGGCAACCCAAATCTAAAAGCATCTAATGTCAAAGTTGAGTTTACAAAAGAACAAGTTGAAGAGTATGTCAAGTGTTCTAAAGACCCAATCTACTTTATGAAAAAATACATTCAAATTGTTTCTCTTGATAAAGGTCTAATACCCTTTGAGTTGTATGACTTTCAGGAAAAAATGGTCGAAGAGATTCACAATAATCGTTTTGTTATTTCAAAACTTCCTCGACAGTCAGGTAAATCAACAACTGTTGTTTCATATATTCTTCATTACGTTCTATTCAATAACAATAAAAATGTTGCCATTCTTGCAAACAAGTTAGCAACAGCAAGAGAACTTTTGTCTCGTCTGAAGTTAGCATATGAAAACTTACCGAAATGGCTTCAGCAAGGTATCGTAGAGTGGAATAAAGGCAACATTGCCCTTGAAAATGGCTCGAAGATTCTTGCTTCAGCGACATCTTCTTCAGCCGTTCGTGGTGGTTCATTCAACATGATCTTTCTTGACGAATTTGCCTATGTGCCTCATAATGTGGCTGAAGAATTCTTTAGTTCTGTTTATCCAACGATTACTTCAGGTC